AACATAACCGTTTGCCTATCCCTTATCGTAAGGGGGAAACGGTGTCCTGTCTTTCATGGGGCTCGTCCAGACACCATGAATCGCCTGTCTTAGTAAAAAACTGCCGGCGACTATCACGCAAATATAGATCGCGCGCCTAAGCGTTGAAACTATAACCACCCTCCTTTGGCGTCCTGCCGACCGAACACAATCCACCTATTGCGGTAGTGAACAATCCATACATCGCTGGTAGTCTCTGCTCCACGTTCGCCAGACATTAAGGGATGGAGGCGAAAATAGAAGCCCTGGAGCCGCGAAACTCCGGGGCTTTGCTTTTCTGACTATTGAGCTATCGTGCACACGATCAATGATACGGTAACGATCCAGAGAGACATCAGCAAAACTGAAATCCAGATGAAGCCCATGTCCATGATCATTACCTTTCTGCGCACAACGCTTTTACCGATGGTAGGAGCTTAGCTCACTGCAGCGTACATGAAATGCGACTGAGCCTACGCGATCTTAACGACACACCCTCAGCACATACTCCTGTAACCCCTTCAAGGCTGCCCGGTCTTTAATGATACCTGCCCTGATATCGAGAACAGTTCGTCCAGCAGCTCCAGCGAGTTCGACGGTTCCGCCATCATCCAAGCGGGCGGTGCTGGAGGCATCGGACAGATTGCCCGTACTGGCACTAAAGCGCCCTGCGATGCGCAGCCGACGATCACCAGCGGCAACATCAGCGTGCAACCTTTCATTTTCAGCAAGTACATTCGTCATCTCCTTTGTTGCTTTGCCGTCGAGTTCGGTCAGGGCCTTCTGCGTGGCCTGCTGCTTCTCTAGCGCCTGGCGCGCCTGAGCGGCTGCAGCGTTGGAAATGGCAGTTAGGGCGGCATGATGTGTCGCGCTCAGTTCTGCCACTTGTTTTCCGTACCGCCAGGCGTCCACTTTCCATGTGGTAAAACAAGCAATGGCCAGCAGCGCAAGCCCTAGCCAGCGAACCGAACTCATGCCAACACCTTGAGCGACCGGACATACAATGCCTGCCGATCGGCAACACCTTTCTGGCCACCGTTGATGCGCTGAGTGATCTTGTCGAACTGGCCAGCGTCAGCAAGCGTGTTCAGGCCCTTGGTTGCCCAAAACCATGCCGCTGACATGCAGGCGTACTGAGGTACCTCCAGAAGTTCAGGCTGCTTAATCAGGTCAAGGCCCAGTGCTTCGCCGCACTCCAAGTAGTTGGCCCGACCGGTGATCTGGATCAGGCCACGACCGCAATACTTTTGGCCGTCACCATCAGCTTCTGGCGTGTTGCCCAAGCGTTTGGCAAGTGAGCCGGTGTCGTACTTGCTCAGGTACTGTTCGCCTCCCAGTTCGCGAACATAACGGAACTGACCGCTTTCATGTCCGACCTGGGCGATAAAAGCTGCCTGGCGCAATGTGCCTACGATCTGATAACGCACCATTGCCGTGTTTAACACAGGAACAAAAACGCCGGCTGACTGGCCGGCGTTAGGAAAAATACGCAGCAGTTGCTGCTTTGAAATAGGCATAAGGCCTCCAGTTTTTTATAAAAACTTAATATTTAGAGCTATAACATTCGTTAGTGGCTATTTGATATTGTTCCAACTCCCAAAATTATTGCCCGGAAGCAACGTCATGAGTACATTCTCTAAGCGTGGATGGATGTGGGCGTATCGTAAGATACGTGACCTACACTGCTCTCGATCGACTGCTATCTACAGAGCGACTCTGTATGCATTTAGAGGCGATACGGGGACTTTTCCCAGCACGTTAACTCAGCGAAAAATCCATATTCGCCGCTGACGATAGGGCTTATCGCCACCCTGAAAGAGTCCAGATGTGAAGGTCGTCGGGTTAGAGCTGAACGATTTTTAGAGTCTTCTCAGGCTTCTTGCCTTTGACCTTGGCCTTGCCCTTCTTGCCGGCGTTGCACTCGATCGTCGTCGACCAGCCGGACTGGGTGAATACCTGCTCCCGGGAGTCCACCAGGTACTCGCCATCGAGCCCGTCCTTGAACCCTTGTGCGTTGATCATCCGTTCGGCGAACAGGTCAGAACGCCCCGGCATTTCCAGCCGCACACCTGCAGTCGAACGGTTGAACGCGGCTAAACGCGCCTTGGCGGCCTGCTCGGCGGCGGTCTTGTTCGGGTGGATATGCCGATCGGTATGCACCGGCGGCAGTCCGTCCGGGGCGTCGTCGTTGTTCAGATTGACCACCGCCAGTTTGCCGGTGGCTTTGTCCTGGTACTTGGTGCCCACAGCCTTGTGGGTCGAGCGATCGCCCAGCCGAAAGCTGTAGCGGCTGACGTCCGTTTTGTTGATGGTCACGACGCCCAGCGTCTTGCCGCTGGCCGTGACACCGCCCTGACGCGGCATAACGATCAACTTGCCGTCAGCGACCTTGGCCGTGCAGTCATGCAGCCGGGCCAAGCGGGTAATAAAGTTAAAGTCCGACTCACCCAACTGGTCAGCCCGGGGCACGATCGTGGCCACCGTACAGGCCGGCTCCCAGCCGTTACGCCGCGCCACGGCACTGACGATGGTGGCCAAGCTATCGCCCTCCCAGCTACCACTACGGGTGGTCTTGCCGCTGCCGCGCATATCACTGGCCTTGCCGCGTATCACCAAGGTATCCGGTGGGCCTGATACCTCGACCTCATCGACCACATAGCGGCCCTCCCGGGACAAGGTAGACCCGGCATAGCCCAGATAGATTTCGATACTGGCACCCCGCGACGGCAACGTCACAGCGCTGTCACGGTCATCAATGCGCAACTCAAACTCGTCCGACTCCATCCCGGGCTTGTCTGAGGTGCGCAGCAGCAACAGCCGGTCGTTGATCATGCGGGTGATATCGCTGCCATCGGCAACGATGCGGAAAACGGGCTTCATGGTTCAACTCCCACAAAAAGCCCCGCACATAGGCGAGGCTCGGGTTTTCAAGGCGTGTTACGCGTAACGGTCAACTCCACAACTGAACCGCCTGTTCATCGCTGGCCATCGGCAAATCCGGCAGCACGATCAGCACACCACCGCGATACGGCTCTGGCTCGGTGGCCAGCCCGGGGTTGGCCTCCAGCACCGCCTCCACGCTGCCGTTGAGGTGGCCATAGGCGTTGTGGCAGATGGTGTAGAGCTTGTCGCCTTCAAGCGTTCTGCAGGTCTTCGCCATAACGGACAAACTCCAGACTAAAGCCCTGCTTGCGGGGGATTCCGCCCTGCAGGAACGCGCTTTGATCCTCGGTGATCGAGGTCAGGCACCAATCCCCCAGGACGTAGCCATAGCCCGTGGTCAGGCCCAAAGGAACCAACAACCCGCCGATGCTGCGCAGGGTGTCCAGTTGCTTGAGGCCACCACGGTGCCCGGGAAAGATCGAACCTTTGAGTGTGATTTTATCGTCGCCCATGCCCACCGCCTGCTGTGCCGGCCGCCGCATCAGGCGCTCTTGCGAGGCCCAGCGGAAGCCGCTCTGCCGGTTCAGCTCCTCAAAGGCTGCCGTATCCAGATTGAAGTAATACGGCGGTGCCTCATGCTTGTGCGGCTGCAGGATCAGCAAGTGGGGGAACGGCTTCACCGCCTCCACTGCCGGGGTGGTGTCGGTAGCAAAGATACTGGTCGGCAGAATGTTGCCCAACGCGGGATTTATCTTACCGGCAATCTGATTGATTGCATTTTTGGCCCGAGTAGCCTGCTCGCTGAACACACCCAGACGCTGCTCGATCTGCGAGGCGGCGCGGGTGGCCTGGTTGTAGACCGCGACCACAGAGCCCACCTTGGCCTGTGCAGCACTGATACCGCGCATGACCCGCTGCAGCTTTTCCCCGACCATCGGGCCAATGACCGGCAGCGTCTCCAATTCCGAGGCCGCTCCGGTCATTTCACTGATTGCGCCGTTAACCGGCCCCATCATCCCATCCAGACTTCGCCGCCCCGCTTCACCGGCCGTTGCCAGGTAACTGACTGTGCTTTGCATCTGTTCCATATAGGCCATATCACCTCCTTACCCGATATGTGGGGCGTCGTATAACTTGCGGTCATTGGCCCGGCGGGCGTTGTCTTCCATCTGCCGGGCGAAGTCACTCAACTGGCCCTGCATCATGGGTTGCAGCTTGCGCATCAGCTCGTCGGGGTCTTTCACATCACCCTCAATGGTGATGGGCATGTTCGGAGCAAAAGTGAATTTCTGATCGATCGGCGCGGGCTTGGTCTCGGTCTTGAGCACCAACGGCGACGGGGCTTGTGGCCGGCCGGACTGGGCCGACATCGAGCGCACCACATCTCCTGGCTCTGCGTCGTTGCCGAACAGCGATTTGGCAAACGAAGACCTGCCGAACATGCCACCCACGGCATCACCGCCCATGCCCCCTAAAAACGCGCCGACCAGACCGCCCACCGCCGTGCCGATGATCGGCACCACGGAACCGATTGCAGCGCCGGCGGCGGCTCCCGCCACCGACCCGGCCAAGCCACCGGCTGCACCGCCGTAGCCTTCGGCTTTCTCTTGTGCGGTCTTGGCTGTGGTGTAGGTGTCAAAGGCCTTAATGCCGGCCTCAAACACGGTGCCGGCAGGAATGGCTTTACCCATCTTGCCGATAGTGCCCACGGCGTTCATCAACCGAGCGCCCAAACGCGGCGGCACGGGTGGTGGCGCCGGCGGGCGCGGTGGCCCCCGGCGCCGCGATCGACGCCTACTGCGGCTGCCACCAGGACCACCGCTAATGTCGCGGGCATTGACCACAAAGACTTTTTGCGGCTCGGAGCCTTCACCGTCGTCACCGCCCTTGGCTTCACGGATCACATCGAGCAGCTTCAGCCCGGTTTCGACCGGGTCCAGTTTGGTATCCGGAGCATCTTCACCTTCCTTCCCCTCGTCCTTACGACCCAGCAGCGCATTGAGTCCCGACGAGACCAACGACTTGACAGCGTCCCCCTTGCCGTCACCATCATCGTCACCGCTGCCCAGTGCCTCTTTGGCGTTGGTCACAAAGACCGACTGCACACCGGCGCGACCTGCCCCGCCACCACCTAGTCCGCCCCGGGCTAGATTGACCAGCCCCCGGCCGATCTTGAACGCACCCAGCAGACTGGTCACGACGCTGGCCCCAGTGGCCAACGCCGTCAGCCCCATCACCAGCTTGGGCGACTCATCCGACAGTTTGGTGATCCCCTTGACCACCGTAGTCAGCCCGGTGGCCACCGCATCCGTAACCGGGCGAATGGCATCGCCCACGCTGCGCATGGCGTCATTGCCTGCCTGAATCGTCTCGGCCCATTTTTGCGATGAGGTGTCGCGCCGTTCCGACAGGTTTTTGTCCAAAATCCCAGAGGCTCCGGACGCCTCGTTTTTAAGTTGCTCGTACAGCGCTTTGTTCTGCACATAGGCGGTCAACGCCGACTTGACCTGCATGTCGGCAAAGATATCGCCGGTGCGCAGTGCCTGCTCCAGACTGCTGAGCATGGCCTTGGCTTTTTCCGGGTTCGCTTCCTTACTAATCTTGGCCGTGGCCTCGGCCATCTTCGCGGCTTTCTTCGGGTCGGTGGCTTCGATATACCGCTTGGCCAAACCGAAACTGGCCTCCAGCGTGGACATGCCACCCTGAATACCGGTGTTGAGCGAGCCCTGGTAATCGATACCCGCCTTGGAATAGGCATCCACCACTTCCCGAGAGCCGATTTTCTCCATCCAGTTTTTGAGGTTGTTGGCCGCCTCATCCGAAGTACCGGCAGTTTTCATCTGCACCTGGAGCATCGCGCCCAGTTGCGTCACCGCGTCCATGCCGGTGATGCCTTGTTTCTGCATGCTCGCGAGCAGTTGCGGGAACCAGCGTGCCATGTCGCTGGCTTCAAAGCTGCCCGCCTGCCCTTGGAACGCCACCGCTTCCAGCGCCTTTTCCAGCACCTTGGGGTCGGTGATATTGGCGTTACTCTGCAGCGCCTGGATCATCTTGGCCGTATCGACGCCGGATGATCCCTGGCCCACGACGAACTTGGCCGCTACCGGCGCAAACTCCATCGCCTGCTTCAGGTCCATCCCCGCGCCGACCAACTGATTGACCACATCAGCCACTTCGTTGCGGCCCATGCCGATATCGTTCGACGTCGTAATGATGCTGCGCGACATCTCGGCCTCTTGCGCCGAACGGGCCACCCCGGCCTTGATCGCAATGTCCCGAATGATCGCCTGATAATCGGCGCTGACCTTGGCCGTCACGGCCACCATGCCGGTGGCCACGACACCCTGCGCAACTCCGGCTCGCACCTGCTGCTTGCCCTGATCGATCTGGCCAAAGCCTTTGGCCTTCAGTTCAGCCTTGCGCCCGGCGCGACCCAACCGATCATATTCCTTGGCCAGCCGGCCGACTTCCACGCCTTCCTTGCGCAGTACGCCAAGGTTTCGCTCCAGGCGGTTCAGCAACGCTTGCGCACCCTTCTCGCCGGCGGAGTGAGACTTTCGCCACTCGTCACGCAGGCGCATGGTTTCGCCGATCGTGCTCTGCAGTACCCGGGCTTTTTTGCCTTGCTCACTGAGCTTTTTGACGCGGCTTTCAACGTCTTTAAAAGCAGCGCCCACGCTCGAGCTGACAGCCCCGCCGATCACCAGACCGAGCGCCATGTTGTTTGCCATAGGAATGCCCTGTTACGCGTAACGGAGGGGGCGGCTCAATCCGTGAGCCACCACAGCATGCGATTGAACGGCATCGCTTCGATCTCACTGGCCGAGAAGTGAAACTCCCGGGCCAAGTACTTGGCAGCCGCTTTAATCGTGGTAGGCGTAAGGTTCATCATCTTCGACCAGGCGAAAATAGCCGGCCTGTAAGCGGTTGTAGTCGACGATGGTCATGGCACTAATGTCCTTGTCGCCCGACCCAGTGAGGGACGCGAACAAAATCAGCTCGCGTTTCTCGGCGTCACCGCCGGACTGGACAGTGGCCTGCTGTACATCCTTGACCGTTGGGGCACGCAGGCTGATCCGATCGACTTGGATCTGGTTGATCTCGGTCGGTTTGCGCAAGGTGATGGTGGCACCTTCAGCCGTCAGTTCCAGCCAGCTCGGCAGTTTTTTGGTAGTGGTCATGTTCATAGTTCCTTAGAGGCCCAGGGCGTTACGCACGTCAGCCAGTTGGTCCACGCCATCAATGACGCGCACACAG